TGAGACATATGCTAACGATGCAAATATTGTATTCTTGAAGGAACCGGTCGACGAATGGGAGAAAATTACAGACGAAAACGGTGTGACAATTTTAGAAAAGTTTTATGCGGACCAGGAGAAATATTCGTTTGCCTTCCAAATGATGGCATATGTTTCCAGACTAAAGGTCTTGCGGGATGCGCTTAAAAATATTAGTGACTCGCAACAGGCCCAAAAGAGAACCATTTTGATAACAGAAAGAAGCTTGTATACGGACAAGTTGGTATTTGCAAAGATGCTTTACGATAGCGGCAAAATTGAACATGTAAATTACCAGATATATTTGAACTGGTTTGATACGTTTTCCGGCGAATTTCCGGTCCACAAGGTAATTTATGTAAAGACCGCACCTGAAAATTGCTATGCGCGAATTGGCAAGCGATCCAGAGACGGCGAGGGGAATATTCCGTTGGATTACCTGGACAAGTGCTCGCAATACCACGATAACATGTTGGACCTATCCGCAAAGGAATGCGTTTGCGGCAATCAAATAATATTGGACGGCAATATTGATATTTACGAGAATAAAGCGCAATTGGACGACTGGGTTTATGATATAAGCGCGTTTATTGGTGCCCAAAGTGTACCTGATATGTAATGAATTAATCATGAAACAAAAATGAAAAATAAAACTAAAAACACAACCAACAACTGGTTATGTTTTTTATTCGAGTAAAATGTTATTTTGCATATTATTATATCAACCACACCTGACGCGCGCGATTTTATAAATAATATGTATAACAATATAAATAAATTATGCATAACAGTGTATAATGATTAGTTTGGGATTAGCAAACTATTATGTCAATAATAAACACGAATTTATGGGTGAAGCTGGACACGAAAAATTATTAGTTGGACTAAAAAGATATATTACAAAAATTAACGATGATAATAATAAAATAGTTGGTATTGATGTTGGTTGTTGCATTGGCGATTATATACCACATTTAAATGACATTTGTATGGAACAAAATAAAAGAATATTATGTTTTGAACCCAATCCGGTAAATATTTTAGCATTAGAACCAAAAATAAACCAGGATAAAAACTTGAAATTGTTTAAGCATTGTATCTCAAATGAAACCACAACAACATCATTCTACAATTGGAAAGACAGTCATTATAATAGTGCAGGAAATGGAATAGCTGGACTAAGAAGCGGGGGCGCCAAAATATGCGACGTTGATGTAAAGAAATTAGATGACGTTTTAGATAATGAATTTATTAACGAAGACGTTATAATTAAATTTATAAAAATTGATACAGAAGGGAATGACAGCAATGTAATTAAGGGGTTTGAAAAATATTTACCAAAAACAAAATATATTATATTTGAATGTAGTGATTGTTTAGATGACATTAGAGGGCCAGGAATTAAAAATCCTATGAAGGATATTGTAGATTTTTTATCAAAAAATGGATTTGACACTTATAGAATAGGAACAAAGAAGTTATTTAAGGTAAACGATGAATATTGGCATCAAATTTACGACGATTTAAAATTTTGGTCAAATTGTTTTTCATTAAAGAAAGATGATAATTTGATACACAGTTTAATAAATGAAAATTTTGATTACACATATTAATTATTTTATATAAAACGATTTTGCGGCGGCAAATAATATATAATCAATAACATATTGTAAAAATATATAATAAATAGTAAACGCTATATTTATTATATGTCGTCCGTAATCAAGGATCAACCAGTACTCCTATGTCCGCATTGCAATGAATTTATTATAATTTCACAATTAAATTGTGGCATATTTCGCCACGGCGTCTTCAAAAATAGTGGCAAACAAGTGCACCCCCACGCTTCAAAGGAGGAGTGCGACGAGTACGCAAATCAAGGCCTAATATACGGCTGCGGCAAACCATTTCGCATTATACTAATTAATAATAATTATGAGATAGAATGCTGCGATTACGTTTAGTATTAGCGCGTGTATATATCCAGCACAACCGGGAAATGATCCGAATCATATGTACCGCAGTATTCTTTGTATTCATGATAAATAAAAGTATAGCCAATATTTTTCCTTATCGCATCCGTAACCAAAATGTGGTCTATCATTGAGTAGTCGTTATTTGACGATGTGCCGCAGTTATTGTCCGAATCCCACCAATCGCTGTATCTGCTGCTTTGCGGAATGGTTTCGGCAATACTGTAAAGCTCATATTTGCCTGCGTGGTCGCCCTTATATCCCTTCAAAATGTCCAACACCATTGATGTGGGCTTATCACTATTCAAATCGGGCACCTCTGCATCAAAATCATTAAAGTCGCCAAGCACAATTATTTCGTAGTCATTCTGAATATAATCAGCGATGACAGTCTGTAGAACTGATGCCTGCGCCTCCCGCTGCGCACATCTGGATGCCTCTGTCGGAATAGCCACAAGATGGGCCGCAATGAAGGCAATGTTCATTCCACCAAACTCAAATTCCGTAATATAATGTTTGCTAACGCCCGATGAACTTGGCGGGCCTGTATAGCCGCACTTTGACCCCGGAATGGGATAATTATACCTGTCCTCTGTTCTGTATAGGCTTTTTGACGGGTCAACGCGTGTCAACATACCAACATTCTGCCCCGTACTGCTATCAGTGCCTTTTTTTAAGTAGGGCATATAGGATGGACCGAGTTGAGCCTTTAACATGTTGAGCTCGTCACATCCCTCTATTTCACAAAAATTAATAATATCCGGATTCAGCGCCTGGACTCTTTTTACAACAGTATTCATGTGGGTTTGCGCCGCTGTCTGATTCTTCCAAGTGCACCCATCTCCAGGACAGTTCATTTCACTGTAGTAGTCAATAAAAAGCCACTCCACATTGTACTGAACAATGCGTAGTTTGGTCTTATCGCTGCGTCTATCCGACATAGTGGTCACCGCAGGACATTCAGTGTCAGCAAATGTGACGGTTGAAAATAATGCAAGCAATAAAAGCAGGGGGAGCATTCTCTTTATATTAGTCTACATAAAATATATTTAATACGTTTCTTGTATCTTCTTGTATGTTGTTTTATTTTAAATAAAAATGAGCCGAAATTAACCGGCATTCATCAATAATAATAATTGACAATGCTGCCCCACATTAAATGCGCAATTCAGGACGACCCTCCTAAAATCAAGTCCAAAGTTGCGTTTAGAATGAACTTTGATGGATGTAGTAAGGGAAATCCTGGATTATGCGGAGCCGGCGCAGCCATCTATCACGACAATGACGAGTTGTGGGGAGGTGGGCTATTTGTGGGGGTAAATGCAACAAACAATCGCGCCGAGTATTCTGGGCTTATATTGGGACTGCAAAAAGCTTTGGAGATGAATATAAAGGAACTTCATGTTCAAGGCGATAGTCAACTCGTTATCAATCAAATGACGGGAAAATACAAATGTGGTTCTCCAAACCTACTTGATCTATATGACACAGCAAAGGCATTGGAAAAGGGGTTTGTTAAGGTACACTACGAGCACATATTGAGAAATTTTAATAAGCGGGCAGACGAGCTCTCTAATATTGCGGTAAAGGATTACACGCCAAATGGCACCGCTTAATACTCTAATGTCCTAATACTCTAATAATTGTATGTTTAATGTTTGACGGGGCTTGTACTTTAAAATGTCCAGCTCCTTTTTTGTTGTCGGGAACTCGGTTGCCCCATATATATCCTGCAACATGAGCCATTCAAACAGTCCGCCAGTGTAAATATACACATTATAAAATCCAAGCGAAACAAGCTGCTTATATTTATCATATACAGTTTCGTCGTTACAATTCCGACCATAAATAATTATTTTTACACCCTTATTATTTGTCCGGATGAACGTATTAATAAGTTCGGACTCTTTATGAATGTTAACTGTATTTGGGAGCAGACACCCTTGTTCAGACTCTGTTAAGGTATTGATTAATTTATTTGCTTCTGCATTTTTTATTACATATTGAATATCTTCATAATTGATTTTTTGGATTGATTGAGAATTTCCCATACTATATCAGTTACTTAATTTTTAAATATTATACCCCGCATATATTTAAAAATAATTATGGAAAATGTCATGCCTGTCTAAACAATAGTTTATCAATCGTTGTTCTCACGCAAAATATCCGATGTAATACGATCCCTGCTGCAAACAATGTCAATAAAATAATGGAAAAACGATAGCCGGGCGCAAACAAATGAATAATATAGGCCCCAATTATGGTTAGTAAAACGTCTACAATGGCTATATTGAATATCCGAATGGAATGCACGCCCTCCCCAACTTTACCAAGCATATTCTTGTATTCACACAACATATATTACACATATAATATTTTTTCAAAATTATATATGTTTGTACATCAACTTTGTTATTACACATTTTCACATTTACTACGAAGTGAAACGCAGATTAATTCACAATATTTAACATATTTTAGATTTTATAGTTTAATTAGAAAACATTTTAAAGTTATATTTTCCTTTGCACTACATAACGGGAAACGTCTGTCGGGGGTTTTTCGTAATTCTTTTTTTAACATTTGTTTAGTCGTTCTTTTTTCATATGTTTCTGCTTCTAAATCATAAATATTTATAAATACTTTTGTTTTCAATAATTTTAGTGCTTTTGTTTTTGATGATTGAGGGTCTTCTCCAAATTGAATTAATCGCTCGTTTAACCATAATAAATTGTTTAATTTTTTTTCCATATTATTACCAATTTTTTCCCTTTCATCAATTATATTTTCTATTAACCTTTGAATTTTTTCATCGTTTATAATTTCAATAATTTTATCATATTTTTCATTATTTATTAAACTAAAAATTTTGTTAAAATTAATATTTTTATTTTTTAATTTAATTTTTACATCACATATAAGACCTTCATAAACAGATGTCATTTATAATATAAATATAATTTTGTCTTTATATTATAATCGGCGTTTCACTTCGTAGTAAATGTGAAAAGGTGTAAAATTGTTATTAATTTTTTGCAAAAGACTTGTCATGATTAATGAAACTGAACAACAATCTCAACCTCCTCCTTTTTAATGCTTTTTGTGGCCGAAATGGACAACTCCTCTCTCTTCTTGCGGGTTTTGGCATTTTCGGTTATGCTGTCCTTTCTTTTTGATGTGCTATTACGGCTATTCATGTCCTTCTCTATGGTATCATAATTTTCTTCAATATACTCAATTACCTTATTTTCAATGGCCCACTTGAAGAAATTCAGCTGCCCAATAGTAGTTTCTATGCACGTACCATTTTTATATGGGACACTTATTCTATCCCAACGACAAAAGGGGTCAAAACGCTTCTTAGAATAAGCCTTCAACTTGAGTTTGTAATCAAAGTAAACCTTGAATCGGATCATGTGACCATTTGAGTCTTCGGTTGTATACAATGTGTAATATTTCTTGGCATAGTTGGTAGCAAACCAATCCACAATGCGCAGAGAGATTTTTGACTCGCCGGTAATAATCTTTAGCATTCTACTAAGGCGATTATCCGTTTTGTAGAACTCCAAAAGGTTATTTAGTAATAATTCATTTTGCGTAGTATAATTTGCAACCGCACTCATTATGTAAAATGTTTGAATTTTATTTAAGTCGTTTGTTAAAAATACTATTTATTTTGCAAAAATAAAAACTAATACTATTATATAAAATGCAGGACCTTATGGCTACGTTTTTTGGACCTTTGAGCAAGCAATCGTGTGTTTACTTCCTCATATTGTCTATGATTTTCTTCACAGTATTGGTATTTACATTAATCGCAGATTTGTACTTTATTATCAAGAATTACAAGATAATGAACTACAAGTTTGTTCAGGGCGGCACTCTAATCGGATTTAACCTATTTATCGCATATTTTGTTAACCGATTAATGTACACAATGTGTGCGAAATCTCTCATCTAATGATGATTTAAGAGTTTTTTGCGGTCGCACGGTTCTCTCCCTGCGTCGTATTAACCGGTTTCAAGAACTGGTCTCGTATGGAGATGTCATTGACGTAACTACTTTCCCCTAAAAATGGGTTGAATCCTATTTGCTGAACCATGTCCCTTCCGGCAATCTTAGTATCCAACTCCTCCCGTTTGTTTGAGACCTTAAACGCCGCACCAGATCCAGCCTGTGTTTGATTTAATATATCCCACGTATTTTCATCATGATTTAGTGCGGACGTATATGCGGCAGAGTCCATATCTTTGCTAAACTGTTTATTCTCTAATTCTTGGACATGTTTTAAACGCCTGGATCTTTCGTATGGTTCGCCTTTAGTCCATTTCCATTCCATCTTAATAATATACATAAATCGTATTTTATATTATTAACAATCTAACTTATTGCATTTGCTTTATAATATT